GTACGAATGCTTGGTGGGTGGATAAAGGATAAATGGGACGCGTTTGCGCGTCCTGTCGCCATTGGCTTAGATGCTGTCAAATTTGACATGCATGTAGGTGTGTCAATGTTGGAGTGGGAGCACTCTATATATAACACACTTTATAAGCATGATAAGGAGTTGGTTCGGCTCTTATCATATCAACTCAATAATGCCGGTACGGGTTATTGTGACGATGGGAAAGTTAAGTACAGTGTTGAGGGACGGAGATTCAGCGGAGACATGAATACGTCACTAGGCAACTGTATTATCATGTGCGCTATGGTGTATACATACGCACGTGAAAGGGATGTTAATATCAAGCTGATTAACAATGGTGATGATTGTGTTGTCTTCATGGAGATGGAGGATGAAACAAAATTCACCACTGGGTTAGATGATTGGTTTTACAATCTTGGGTTCAGGATGACAGTAGAAACACCTGTATACTTGCTAGCACAAGTAGAGTTTTGTCAAATGAAACCAATTTCTGTAGGAACCAGCACCGTCATGGTGCGTAATATAAACACTGCACGGGAAAAAGAGTCAATTTGTCTCAATCCCATACCCAATGAAAGTGCCATGCGTAAATGGTTCTATGCCATTGGGGAATGTGGGTTGGCGCTTACCAGCGGTGTACCAATATTACAAGCCATGTACGAGTGTTACATGAGAAATGGGATCAAGTCGCGCATGCAACATAGCGTGCAGCTGACTGGCGGTCATGGAATGTTCCGGATGGACCTGGAATCGAAGCACACTGAGGTGTGCGACGAGGCAAGGGTGTCTGTGTTCTTGGCTTGGGGGTTCACCCCTGACCAGCAGACCGAGTTGGAAGATTATTACAATCAACTGACTTTACATTATTCATGTGATCACGACGATAACATTAACCTATCCCTTAACGCCCCATTATAATGAAGTACCATGGTAACTACTGTGGCCCAAATTGGTCAAATGGTGTAGCACAGCCTTCCGTAGTTGGAACTGTGCCACCAGTTGATGAGTTTGACGCCACGTGCATGTTACATGATACCGCTTATGCCACTGGTCAAGACCGATCCCAAGCTGATGATCTGTTTTACACACAGAACATGTACCATGGAATTAAACGTTCCATGGCTGCGTTGCTTGTGAAAGGCCAAGACATTCTCCGAACCCCCGATTATTTATCTAACATACCCAACTTACATAATCCTTCTATTTCAACCATGCAAAAGCAAGCTAACAAGAAATCATCTAAGCGACGCAACTTACGGGGACCCAACCCGATTAGTTTGACAAGCAACAAACCCCAAAACACACTCACGACAGTGCCTGCGGCATACGGATTTTCCCTAAGAATGCGTGAGCCAAAGATCAC